GACAGATGCTAGATCTGCCGCCTCTAGCTGTTTGATGTCGTTGTACCGTTCCTTGTAATAGGACTCTTCGGCAGCGAGTCGAGCCTTCTTTTCCTTCTCGGTGGCCTTCAGCGCATCCTTCTCGGCCTTCTTGATCCCAGCTAGCTTTATTTTCTCTACTTCTTTCGCGGACTTCTTTGCTTCATCAACAGACTTGTCCTTACCAGCTTTTTTCGTACCCTCTTTGATCGTACCCTTACCGCCAACCTGCTTGCGCATCGCCGCAACTGCTTTGGCGGCTTTGTTTGCCTCCCTAGCAATCGCCTCGAACATTTCCGCTACATGGCTGGCGCCGACTTCGGTAACTTTAATGCTTAATGATTCACTTTGAGGCATGATCTTAGGTCCTTAAAATTTCCAGACTTTGAACTGTTTCGTGGCGCTCACGCCAGCCTCTATAGTGTCGGCTAGTGCCACTCTATTGGTCGGCCATGCCCCTGTCCAAAGATCCGGTGTGTACGAAACAACATTTGATAACCAGATCGACTTACTGGCTTTGCTGCTACGCTTCGGCTTTCGGTATGTACTGGATACACTCTTTGCCGCTGCCGCTGCCTCGAACCTTGCCATCTGCGCAATGCCTATGTCGATGCTCTTTCCGACGCTGTGGATGTTACCCTCTTGATTAGGGTCGCCACTCTTTGCAACATTGACGAGTCGCAACTTGGGACTATGCCCAATCGATGCGGTCCAGTTGACCACCGACTGGGCCGACCAGACAGGGCTGGCGAGAAATATTCGATCCGCTATCGCATTGAACGCAGCCGGTACCATGCGCTCAGTTGTCTTCAGAAGGTGGGAAGCTCTGCGCTGCATACGCTTGGCAAACAAGTTTAGTGGATCATCACTCATGGCTTACGTCCCTACTATACCTTATCAGCCAGGTACTTCAGGTAGGCATTATCCATCGCTCTGACATGATTAAATACACGCCACCTCTGCCGCCCTACCACGGTATTCTCCTCACACCACATACGGATGGCTGTCCACGGGATCGGCCCGGGGGACATTCCTAACTGCCTACAGCTGGCTAGCTGTTCAAATGCTCGCCAGAACAACGCCAGCCCTTGGCTAAGGGAGGGTGCGTTCAACAGTCGTTCTGGTAGCGGACGACCTGATCGTTCGCAAGCCTCTATGACGGCCTCGTCTGCACCAGACCCGTTAAGCTGGTGCAGCAAGACCGCTACGAGTTTTTTTCCGCAGCCCCTTCCACTGTGACGGCGTCCTCGCCATCTTCGGCATCGTCGTCATCCTCGTAATCCGCGTCATCCTGAAAGTTGGATAGCTCATTCGCGAAGTCGTGAACTTCTTGGAAGAATGGGGGTAGCTCCAGAAGAATTTCTTCACACACCTTTGCGGAGTACACAACTTCCTTACTGCCTCGTTTGATCCCCTCCCAGCCAAGCACGATTGTCTGTGCATACGTGGAGACGATAGCCTCGTGGACCTTCTTGCGAGTGTCTTTTGAGACCTTCTTACGAGCAAGTTTCTTCTGGTATGGAAGACACTTTCGCTCCAAGACAGTTTCATACTGCGCGTTACCTTCACCGGCATACGCGATCAGTACCTTGTACCCGTCGAAATCGACCCACTTACCGTCTTTTTGCAAGTCCTTGTTCGCACCAAATTCTTCAAATAGTCCCATAATTCGTTCTCGTTTCGTTCTTTGTGTATTGTGAAAAAGGCCCCGGTTGTCGGGGCCTCAATCTACATCAACCTGCCACTATTGGCTAGACTGATGCGGCATCAGGCAAGTAGTCGTACCAACTTATCATTATCGTATGATCAAGAGCAGTGTCGATCTTCGCCCCCGATGCAGCCTCGAAGGTGAGAGGCACCATAATCGGCGCATCGGATTGTACATCTGGACGACCATCACCAAGAGTCACAAGTGGGAAGTCGATGGACATTCCCTGGTTGGCCTTGGCCAAGTGGAAGTCGATGCTCACGTCCGCGTTGGTCTGGATCAACGTAGTCGTTGCGGTGTCCGCGTAGAATGCGTTGAGTGACCCAGAGACGGCGAAGATACCAGCCGTGATGTCGAAGGCACCAAGGACGCCAACTGCCTTGTTAGCGGTCAGAGTGTTGTCGATGGTGAAGTTCAGGTCTTGGATGTACGCGAACATTGGTGTGGGAGCCTCGTCGGTGAGCGAGTGCTGTTGCATGTTGATGCGAGCGACATCCGAGGACGAGTTGTACGCCTCTGACTCGACTACAGCGTCTCGTGAGCTGCCAACCTTGCGCTGATCCGTATCAGCGTGTGAAGGAACCTGTGAGAAGGTTGTCCCCATGAAACCGATGTCGAAGGTCATCTTGTCGGCAGTTGCGATGTTGACCTGTAACGTCGAAGGCACAGCACCCTCAAGGTACTCAGCCTGCTGGAATCCAAGTGGGACATCATGATCGGTATCGGAGTAACCGAGCTGCCGTTCGATCTGATAGCTGCGACGAACGATGTCGGCGGCCACACCTCGGTTGCGGAGGAGGCGTGATCCGAAGAAGATCTTGACACCCTCTGCACCAGTCTCTGTAATCATTCCTAGGTCAGACCTGTCAATTGTGATCCCAGCGGCGACAACTGCTCGGACGCGCTTCCACCCATTGTTAGTAGCTGCTCCCGCGCCAGCGAACTGGTCCCCTGTGGTGGCGGTTGGATCATCCCCACCAACGAAGATCCACTCCCCTGGGATAAGTCCAAGCTCTGTACAATCCTTCAGAGTACTGTCGATAGTCGGGTAAGACGCACCAGCCGTGACATCAATGTCACCAGCTGCCCACTCGTGACCAACTCGTCGGATGGTCCCGGTCTGTGCAGCAGCGTCAACCAATGTCTCAACAACTACGATGGTGGTCGCTGTAGAAGACGCGACGGTCTTGAGTCCGTTGTTTGCTGCGTCATCCATTCCCTGGACCCAGATCAGATCGTCCACGAGGTAGGGGGTTCCCTCGGGTGTCGTCACCGTGTACGAACTGGTCACGGTGACGTCGGTGGCATTCGCTTCGTCCTTGGCTTCGATGTCGGCGTAGAAGATGCCCTGGCCGATGTCGGGCAGAACCTCTTGTGTGAGGTCACCGCTGAAACCACCGGACGCATCAAGATCAGTAAGGACGCCCTTCTTGCGCTGACGATCATTGACGATTGGTGCGCGAGCAACGTTCGTAACCGATGGGCCGAAGTCGGAGTAGGAGTTTGGCTCCAGCTCTTTCCAGGGATTGCCTGTGTTCGCGACACCGAGAGATGTCTCTTCCTGATAGGCGAGGCCAGTTACGTTTGAATCAATTTTGTTTACTAGGGTCATGTTGCTGTCCTATCTGATCAGGTCGTATATGAATGTAACAGTCAAAGCCGTAACGTACCAAGTACCTTGTGGCCCAATGGTGCTGATCCTTGGGTTGCGGAACCATACACCACCGGGGCTTTTGGTTCCTGTAAATGCGTCCGCAGCTACAGAAATAAGTGGAAGTGCGTGGATGGATCCCTTGTCTGCCTGGATGTGCAGGAGAGCCACCAGAGAGCCTTGGTATTCTCTTCTCGACCCAGTGCCGCCTCTGAGAGATGCCGTCCTAGAAGACTCGTGGATGGTCTCAACGCGGAGGTAGGGCTGAGGGTTATCGAACAGATCTGCATCACCCTGCTTGGCAGGTGCGACATTTCCCCACACGATGGGGATCAGGGCAGTGTCGGAATCGACCTCCCATGCGTCAAGCAGCATGGTGTTCATCTCATCGAATGCCTGTTCGTGAGTATCGATCATCGCTCAAGCCTCACTTCATACATAAGTGGCACGCCGCCAGGAGAGAGCGTGTGGATCTCAGTCATCCTATATACACGTCCACCGTCGATCATCCGGTGGTACTGGGATAGATCTTCTGGGTCTCCATTGGCATCCAGGTTCTCAGTGGCCGAGATGAATGCGATCTGAAACCCGTGCTTCACACTGGTCTCATTCCCAACGTTGGTGAGCATCTCTGCTGAGCCCAGGTCCTTCTCGGACACAGGATCAACGAACACAGCAGTAACCGTGATCTTCGTGTCGAGGTTCTCCTGTGATCCTCGCCAAGGCTTGTTGTCGTCAAGCGGATCTGTACTGAGCTTGACCAACTGCACAGGTCTCCCATTGGAGGTCAGCAGTCTCAACGCAGTGCGCTGAGCTTTTGCGTAGTTGATACCCATTAGCCTCTGACTATCTCCGCATTCCTAGACAGTAGCAAGTCTCGAATCATCATGTCCGCAGCCGGGTGTCGTGCTAGCGACCCGGAGGTGGCCGGGTTGTACCTCACCTCGGTCTCAAGCGGCCCGACCTTCTCACGCACAGATACGATCTCACCTTCTCCTTCACCGTAGAGCGCCACGTCGCCACCCTGTGTAAGACCTTGCCTTGGTCCCTTGGGGGGTGGATCAGGAGTGAGCACACCGTAGAGCAATGCACGGAGCGCGTACTCTGCAGTGGCCTTCTGCAACTGCGACGGGACTTCAAGGAGTGTGTAACCACTGGGTCCATATGCTCCGGTCCTTGGCCACTGCAGACCTTGTGCATCTGATCCCTTGTAACCCTTGAACAATGATCCATACACACGATCAATATGATCCGTTGCACGGATGATGGCAGCCTGCTTTTGCCCGAGCGTGATGGCAACCGTTCCTGCAGTGTCCGAGAATAGCCAGGCTGTTTGTCCTCGGTCGGTATGGTACGTGTCGGCGAACGTGTCGTCGATGTATCCGTTTGATCCGGCTACTCCGGTACCGTCTTCTAGTGTGAAGGCCATTAGAATATCCTACAGAAATGTGGGTTAGTTTCTCCGACATCAGTCGCCGGTCTCGAATCGGTCCAGGCACCTACCACACTGTCACCAACTTTAAGATCGCCGCCAGTGCCAGTGACTGTTGGCACTGTCCCTGTCACAAAACACTGCGCTCCGTGCTCTAAGCGTAGCCCAACGCCCGTGTTCCCTGACCCTGTGACGTTGTTGACGGTTACTCTGCCACCTCCTACCGTGACGTGAATAGCGTCCCCCGCACAGTTCTCAACAACGGTGTCGCGGATTAGGAACTGAGCTTCCCCGTCTTTTTCAATCCCATTACCAACTCCGTTCCTGACAATGCACTGCGTTATCTCTGTGTTGGCATTCGCCTGTATCGCGCCAACTGGCGTGCAATTATCAAAGATACACTTGTTTAGATCAGCCAATAGCCCAAAGCACAGATACATGAAACCGACGTCTACAAACCTTGTCCCACGTATAGATACCGACGCCCTGATTTGCTGAATCCAGCTGGACACCGTGCAGGAAATGACCTGAAGCCTGCCTGCAGTGTTGTGTAAGTACAGACCTTCATCGAAGGCACAGCAAAGCGCATAGATGTTCTCGTTCGAGCTGAAGCTAGCCCAACCGGTGAATTTAAGCCCACTGACTACTACAGGGCACTCAGCGTTCAACTCAAAGCCCATATCTGCGGTGGCGAAGTTCATCGCACCGCCCTCAGTGTAGATGTTACAAGCACCTCCGAGTGTCTTCGAGTCGAGCACTGTTATTGTGTTTGCAGTGTTCGAGTCGATCCGGGTCACGTACTGTGGCTGGCTGACATCTGAGATCCACTGTCCAACGTGTACGTCTACAACAAGCGTCTCGTCTACGGTGAACGTCTTCTGGCCTGTAGTTGGATTGCTGGCCGACGAGTTGATCGTAATGCCACGAACAAGAGTTGGGTCGGCTCTAACCTCAAGTGGGTAGTCGAAGTCGTCCAGCCTGCCATTATCCAAGCCTCCTGCGCGGCCAATCCACTGTTCATACTTAGGTCCTACGCTGAGTGCCTCGTCGTAGATCGATTCCGTCATCACGTTAGTGAAGCCAGTCAAGTCGATGATCTGACGGAGCGCCGAGCCAGGTCTGCGCTTCAGCCGGTTGAACGCCTCTTGTACTGTGAGCAGTGGGTTCGCCAAATCTCCTGCGTTATCATCACTGCCTGCATTACGCACGTAGATGGTTTCTGTAACAGCGTCTGTCTGACGGGGCTGCTTGAGATTGCTAATGGATGTGTCGAAAGTCATTATGCGTCTCTCAATTGGAAGTCAAGAACAGTACCGGCGAGGATTGCTGAGTTGCACAGTAGCTGGAACGTGGTGGACGTCCGCTGAGTCTCTGGGCAGTGTGTCGGTGTCCATGACCCACCTGAAGGGATGGTCGCAAACCCAGGTTGTGGGATTGTGTACACTGTGTCCACCATGCCAGTCCCTGGAATCGTGATCGTGAACGTATCCCCCGTAGTTGGGGCCGTCCACTTGAATGATCTTTCCTGCTGGTTCTGTGCAGCTGGGTAGGTTGGCAGTGCTGGCGCTGGCCCGAGCGCGATGTGCGTGGCCGACCTATCCACGTAGAAGCGTCCGCGATCAACGATTGGTTCCTCTCGACCATCAGCCGTCATGACCCAGATGTCGAACCAGTATTTGGTCTTGGGATCACTGCTCAGCGGTGCCGTGTCGGCGTAGACAAACTTGAGGGTTGCTTGTCCAGTGGTGGCAGCGACGAGTTGGTTCTTGTGTTCGATCTCGGCAGTGACTGTGCTGTCCTTCTGCAGCACGATCACATCGTTCTCGTCACGTACAGTGAAGTAGACGACGCCACCAGTAAGATCAGTTCTCCCTCGACTAACCTCCGAACCATACTGATTAAACGTCACGTCCTCAGCAGTGATCAGTCGATTGACAATCGACCACTGCGGGATGCGTAATTTTCCTGGTGCTTTGAATGCCATTAGTCTTCGATCTCGGCTGAAATTTTTGCTGCTATAACTTGCTCGGGCTGGACCAATGCGCTCAAAGTTTCGATGTCAACCACCGTGCCAACAATAGGTTGAATCTCCCCCAATATGCTACCAAAACATGACCCTAAGTGGGTAGAAAGAGCGTCGGCTGATCCCTGGAATACGGCCATTACTGAATGGTCTCCTCAGCTGAGATCGTTGCTGCGTAGCCTAGGTCCTCCACCACATCACCACCGACCGTGAGACCTGGGGAGATTTGCCCAGCGATGGGCAGCTTGGGACCTGCATAAGTACCGCGTGCGGTTAGCAGGAAGGCTGTGACCGCGAGGGCCTCTCCAGGGAGTTGTCCGGTGTTACCTACTGCCGTGGCATCAAAATCGGAGATGATCGCGGCTAGGCCAGGGGTCACTCGCAGTCCTACGAACGACGCCTGCGACTGAGTGAGTACTACGGCTGCACCGATTGATTTTTTAGTCGCGGCCGCCGTGGCGACAAATGCCGTAGTCGGACTCGATGACGATCTAATTATCGCGGTTGCTGTAGACGTGGCCGTGAACGCGGACACTGCATCAGCTACACCCACCTCAGTACCGATTGCCGCACCCTCAGCTGTGGCCGTGAACGCAGATGCGGCATCTGCACCAGCCTGCAAGGTGACGTTGTTGTTTGCCGTGACTTCAAAGTCGGACGCGGCGGCTGCTGTAGACTGTGCTCGGTACGTGGCTACTGATGTTGCTGTGAAATCGGATGCTGGTGTGGCCGCACCTACTACATGTCGAGTACCAGCTGCGGTTGCTGTGAAGTCGGAGGCTGGTGTGGCGGCAGCGACTACGTGTCGAGTGGCTACGGCGGTGGCAGTGTGATCGCTGGTAGCATCTGCAGCACCCGGAGCGACCATTAGGCCGGACGCCGTGACTGAATGATCAGATACACAGAACGCCTGCCCCTGCCCACCGGCAATACCTGCGGCTGTGACTTCAAAATCACTGACAGCGTCTGCAGCTGCCTGCACTGTGGCAATCGCGTCGGCTGTGGCCGTGTGATCGCTGGTAGCGTCTGCCACGCCCTGGGACGTGAGCGTTGCATCAGCCGTGGCCACGAAATCGGAAGCAGGTGTCGCAGCACCTGGGGTGACCATTAGGCCAGCGGCTGAGGCCGTGTGATCGCTGGTAGTATCTGCAGCACCCGGAGTGACCATTAGGCCAGCTGCGGTGGCTGCGAAGTCTGATGCAGGTGTCGCTGCACCAGGTGTGACCATTAGGCCAGCTGCTGTGGCCGTGTGATCGCTGGTAGCGTCTGCACCGCCCTGGGACGTGAGCGTTGCATCAGCCGTGGCCACGAAATCGGAAGATGGGGTTGCGGACCCCTGCGATGTGAGCGTAGCTGCAGCGGCGACGTCGTGATCACTTGCTACATCAGCAGCACCTGGGGTCACCATCAACGCTGCGGCGGTTGCGGTGAAGTCGGATGACGGTGTGGCCGATCCTTGTAATGTGGCTGTTGCTATAGTACCAGCAGCGGTCGCAGTGAAGTCACTTGCTGCATCGGCAGCACCCGCAGCGTGTCGAGTAGCCACTGCGGTGGCAGCATGATCGCTGGCAGCGTCTGCGGCTGCCTGTACTGTGGCAATCGCATCAGCGGTCACTGCGAAATCGGAAGCGTGTGTCGCGACACCAGGTGTGACCATTAGGCCAGCGGCTGTGGCTGCGAAGTCTGATGCAGGTGTCGCGGAGCCTGGCGTGAACATGAGGCCAGCGGCGGTGGCTGCGAAGTCTGATGCAGGTGTCGCGGCACCTTGGAATGTAGCCTCGGCTACATTCCCATCTGCTGTTGCTGTGAAGGCTGATGCGGGTGTCGCCGCACCGGCAGCGTGTCGAGTACCTGCAGCCGTGACAGCAAAGTCGGAAGCTGGTGTGGACGCACCCTGTGCTGCACCTGTGGCAACCGTACCTGCGGCGGTGACTGTGAACGCACTCGTTGCATCAGCGGCTGATTTAACAGTGAGGTCATCCCAGAGGTCGATTATACGTACAGCTGCGAACTGCCCTGTCGAAGCCTCTACTGATGTCCCACTCCCCCACGGGACACAGACTAGTCTTACGGAAAGGTCTGGTGGGTTGTAGACCGCCGTATCTGTTGTTACCAGAACGTTGTTATACGAAACCTTTCCGAAGTTTCCTGTACCAACATTGTAAAAAGTATCCACCGCCCGCCGGGTGTAGGAGTTGTTGACTTGTATGTCCCCTCTGGGAAGCGTGTTAGCAGCAGTAGATGATGTGGTCCTGGCAATACTCAGCATGAAAAGATGGTTGTCTGCCGCACGCATCTTTATCTCGTCCTCCCCCACTATGTGGGAGAACTCGTACTGATCTATCTGTTTGATCGTGTCCCAGTCGAAGCTGTTGTAGCCAACATTCATGTTGCCACCAGTCGCCTCTAAGATGATGGTCTTCTTGTTTACTGGAAGCTCCCATAAAGCCCATTGGAATCCGGCGCCAAACGTTACTGTGTCACCCTCATCGGCTATTTGAATTTTAACTGTGTCTGTGGCAACCGCCTCAAACATGAACATCTGAGAAAAGGCTGCGTCCTGGCACGCATCCGCACCATTCATCAAACAGTATGATCTAGCCCCCTCTATGCGAGTGCTGTTGAGTATTACCTCTAAGTACGCCTCCGTAGTATTGGTTGTGGAGATCGATGCATCACCACCAACGGTCATCACGTAGGTACCAGTCGTGTTGATCGTCAGAACACCAGTGCTGGTGTTCATCGTGAACGCGGCGTCCTCCCTGTCTACTGTGTCAAATGGTAGCGTTACGAATGATCCGGTTGTCGTATCTGATCCGGCTGTATGATAAATTCCATACTCATCAGTGTCCGACAGCTCCAATACACCGAACGTCCCCCAATCGGACATTCTTGTTACGGTACCTACCGTAGAGTCATCAGTCCTGTAGTAACTGATCTCTACTACATCTCCTGCCAGCAACTCTACGATGGCCTTGCCTCCTATCGTACACTCTTGTGCGCCACCCGCCTTTGAGATGTAGCCGTAGCCTTTACCGGCCTCGATAGCTATACCGTTTACAAGGATCTCCGACTGTATCTGAATGGTCTCTCCAGACGTATTGTCGGAGGTCTCCCATGCCTGGCAGTAATTGATCAGATAAGGTACAGACGCATGAACTCTGAACTGTCCAGCGGAGTAGGAAAGCCCTGTACCCTTTGTGTGGTAATGGCTTCCCCAGGTGAGCGTTTGGGGAGTCGTCGTGGCTGTCAGTGTTGTGGTGCTGTCAGTGTACGTGATGTAATCACCAGGGCTGCCAACATCATTGAGGACACCTGCTCCAACAAGTGTTGCAGCGGACGCGCAATCTGATGCACCCTGTAGAGTTGCCACTTACCAATTCCTTCCTAATTAAAAAGGCGTGCGATTCAAAGTACAGAACTTGAATCGCACGCCCTGTGGGACCTATGAGAGAATGTCTCTGGTATTAGGTGAGAGTGACGGTCACAGAACCAGCGGCGAACTCAAGTGTGTCACCATCGTTGATGGTACGCGGAGTGGTCATGATCGCCCAGTAGAGCAAGTTACCTGTTGTAGCTGCGTCGTAAATTCCTATGTGTGTGATCGAACCCCAACTCGCCCCCGATGCAGTGAAGGATTCGAGCGCAGTGTTCTGAGTCACGCCTGCCGCAGCCGCATCAAAAGCGGTGGCCTGGCGAGCGTAGGCTCCAGTGGAAACCTCCGTACCAGTATCCGCGTCCGTAGGGCTCGTGGTGAAGAGGGCCAAATACACGGTCGCCGTGGTTGGTGTGCCGACGTTCCGAAGAACGTAATTGAGAAGCGCGTTCTCAAGATAATTTGATGCTGCCATTATTCAGTCCCCGTGTAGGTGTGAAAGGTTCTGGTGAGGATACACAACCCAGGCGGGAGTGTCGAGATGTTGATCTATATTACCCAACAATTCTACCACCAATCAGGGGCTCTGGGACAATCGTTCCTACCCCCTCTGGCTCGACTGGATCACCGTCCGCAGGCACCGCACCAAAGACCAGCAGCGACCCGTTGGCCTGAGTTATCGCATGGTGCTGCGAGGTGTTCTTGGGCTCCGTAAGGTAGACTACATGCCCTCCTGAGTTGAAGCTCATGAGAACTCTGGGAATGATATTGGTGTGAGCCCAGAGTATACGTCCGACCCGTTTGTGATCGTAGCGAAGCTTGCCAGGTTCACCCCAGCGGCTGGGGTATATGGGTCCTCAGTGAGTGAGAAATACCCAGCGGCGTTGGGGGTGAGTCCGGTCTGTGCAATCACTGCTGTACCTGCGGCGTCACGAACCGTCACGTCCAGGGTAGCTGTTCCGGGGAGCGATACCACTTGCCCATCAAGTTCCAGTGCTATTGTTGAGCGCATCTTGCTCCCACCAGCAACGGCCCTTGTCCAAGCCTGTTTGATCTCAGGCATCTGATCGTTTGAGTTGTTTAGCAATGAATCCGTATTCACGGTTGTCCCAGTACTATTGTCCGTAAGTGACCCGATTCCACGGATGGCTAGATCTCCATCTGTACATGACGCATCAACAACCACTTGTCCCGCGATTAGTTCTATCGTTGTTGCATTCCCTGGGTCGTTCATGTTTTGGAGGCGCACTCCACCCGAGTACGCACGCATGTTTAATGTCCTGCCAGCGCCTTGTACATCTATGATCGGCGTCGATCCAGCTCCAGGCATGTAGCTGTAGCAGTGTGCAAACATCGTCCCGTTGGGGGCGAGGCTGAGAGAATTTCTAAGCCTACACTGTGCAAATATCCCGGAAACATTTGTCACTCCATCAAGCGTGCAATCATGCGCATGGATATGACTATTTGCGGCGTTCCCGGAAAGCTCACAGCCCTGGAAAAAACTGTCGTTGGTGTCCTGCCCGTTGAGCGCAACAACGGTCTCTGTGCCAGTCCCTATAAAAATCCAATCATCATGTGAATCAGGAAGGGTCACACTGCCGCGAAGTCGATACGTCCTCGACTTGAGGATGGCATCAAGGACGATCGCGTCCGCGATATTATCTACAGGATTTCCAACTGTACCATTTGTACCAAAGGCAGTTCCCGCAGTTCCGTTGGACGTGTCAATGTTGACAGCACCCATGTAGGACATGGCAGCTGCGTTAAACCCCGTAGAACCTGGGACTAGGTGGTTTGACCCCTGTTCCTCCCAGTTCCAGAATGCCGACTCCTTGGCCTGGTTCAAACGCTCCCACTGGGTATCCGTACCGTTGTCTAAGATGCTAGAGGCATCTGTTAGATCATTAAGAAATCGTACGGCTGTGTTTTCCACTCCGGTGTCTATTCTCAGATCATACACAGTAGACTGCTGCACAACGTTGTCGTTCAGTGAGACGTTCGCAGTGTCGCCTGGATTGGTTGCAGTAATATGAATACCCGCACCAACTGCGCCAAAAATCTTACACCTCTCAACCCGTGTTGATTTTGTATCCTCAAGATGAATGGCATGGCCACCTGGGTCTTGGATAAAAACGTTGTCAATGATGTGGTGGTCACCGCCTACGATCTCGATGGCCTTATCTGTAATGTTCTCAGTCAGTGGGTTTGCTACATCAATGTAGAGGTTAGACAACTTTGCGTGCGCGGCCCCATTCGTTACGGTTATTGCATTCCGTGGGGTTGGTCCTGGGCCTGTGTTGATGCGTAGAGAATCAACCTCCACACCATAGGCACCATCTATCGTGATCGTGTCCATGGTGTCATCGAGGCCAAACATGCAGACCCCCCTACCAGGACCTGAGAGCAGGACATGACTTTTCGTTATAGTGATCCTCTCGCTGATGTTAGTCAGCCCGGAGGGATCTCTACCCAGGACGATTACTGAGTCCCTGGTGTACCCAGAGCATAGGTCGTCGTGGATTGATGCAAACGTCTTGCGCCCAGAAGTGGGGAGCAGGGCGTCGTTGGCGTCGTCGCCTCCGTACGGATCCCAGTAGTATACCTCTCCATAGGGGGAATGTGTCTCATCCTGTCCTGCGAGGAGATGTTGCAGGCGTGCAGTTAAAGAGACATCGTTGATCGTTGATGACGATGACTGCGCGATGTAGGCCAGTACGTTCGTTGAATAAACGATTGGGTCAATACCTACGTCGTTTGCATCCTTTGCAACAATGTTCCCACCTGTCACTTTGCAGACAGTTTGTGATCCTCGGTCCTCAAACTTAATCACAGCATTGATCAGTGTGGCTGTGATACCGACTGCCGTACCCAGCAACGCGTCAAGCTCCTCTTTACCACCAGCGGAGATCAGGTGGTTGTAGCCCATGTTGACAGGCTCGTCCTCCAGGTCTCGGAGCGTGTCGTAAAGGTCCTGCACAGACACAGCAGTGACCGGCGCAGCCACGGTGATTAGCCGTGGCGATACGCGCCAGTCAACCGTGATGCTTGACAGAACAGCCATGACTCGACTGTACTACCTCACAGCCTCTTTGGCTGCAACCAACATCGACATCTTCTCAATGGCCTTGTTGTGCTGGACGATTTCCCAGGCGTGCTTGCCGTTACGCTCGCGCCGCGCCGCTACGTCCTTGTCGATTGCAGCCGCGTCGAACTGCTCGCGGAGGGTAAGCATGTTCTCAATCTCTGCGTTGTTCTCCGTGATCGCCCATTCCAGCGAGACAACATCTTTCCGCCGAGCTTCAATGTCTTTTTGAAGCTCGGCAGTTGGATAGTTGTTGGCGTGTACCGGGTCAATCATTGATTAGTTGTGGATGCTGTCTGGTGTACGAATCACGTTGACCGAGAACCCTGTGGCGTTCAGCGTACCATCTGCCTCGTAAGGCAAGATGTCGCCAGCGTTACGAGCACGAGCACGAACAAGCAGAGGTGCCACGTAGGTGAGAGAGGCTGTCTCTGTTCCTGGGGAACCAGTAGTACCAGTTGTCTCGTAGATATCGATCAGTGGGACGTAGGCGGTGTCGGACGTGGTGTACGCTCGAACAGTGCCATTGATCTTGTAGACATCTCCTGCCCATGAGGTCACAGGCTTGTCTGATCCTTTGTTGGTCATCACAAGGTTTTGATCATCGGTGACAGTCGAGACATAGGCGTAGGTGTCCTCTGTGACGTTGTACACAATGTCACCGACACGAGCGCCAGCTGTGAAGCCGCCACCTGTATCAACAAGGGCTGTTGCGGATCCCGTACCTGTGTCGGTTCCACCTGTGATGGCAAGTGCGAACTCGTCAGTGCCCCACGTCGCGAATCGGTATCGATCTTCGATCTCACCGGAGACATCTACGACACGAACAATTCCACCGGCAGTCTTACCAGGCTCGTCGGTATCGATGGCAGGGTCCACCTTAATGATCTCAGAGTTGACCGCACCTTGACCAGAGTCGATGGTGTAGTCGTCCTTGATGATGTCCCCGTTGGCATCGATCACAAAGACGGAGAGCTTGTCGCCAACGCGAGTGTTACCAATCGTTGCGTTGACCTTGGTTGGAACAACCTTAACAACGCCTTGGTTGGTCTTCAGCTGAAAGCTGTTCTCCTCTGCGATTTGGTAATCGATAAGAAGGACGCCATCAGCACCGAAGAAAGTACCACCAGCGAAGTCACCCAGTGGGCACTTCTGGATAGGTGTGATCGAGAAGACATCGGATGCACCTGTCACGAGCGCCGAGTTGGTTCCAGAGTAGATCTCTGCGTCTGAACACTTTGTGACGGTTGTGATGTCACCACCGTTAGCGAGGGTCCAGTTGTAGATCATCAACTCACCAGCGGCTCCGTTGTCCTCGTCGGAACCAATTGTTCCATACGCCTGAAGAACACTGGACACATCGTGGAAGTAGATAGCCGATCCCTCGGTCCACGTACCAGACTGAGTGCCGTAGACCACTCGCCTTTGGAAGCCTCGGTAGAAGCGCCCTGGGACCGTGCCTGCACCAGCATCGATGTCGGTAGTGTAGCCTCGGTACGTGACATACTTCATCCACTCCCACGTATCAGCGAGTGTGTTCTGGTTGACATCTACGACTAGGCCGTAATCCTCTGGTGTTCCGTCCTCGTCAATGTCGGCGGTGTTGTTGTAGCCGAACGTGATTATTGGGGGTGTGCCCAGGCTGGCTGGGCCTGCGTCGGTAGGTGCAGCGGCAGTACAAGTACCATCGCCGGTAGCAACCCCTGTGTACTCTTTGATCGCGTCTGAGACGATGAAGTCTGAGATCGGATCTCCGAGTAGGTAGTATTCCAGAATCGGATCAGCCACAGTGCCGGTCACTTGTGTGAGCTTTGCTCGCTTAGTGGCAGTGGCCCAAGTGGCACCTACGAAGATCCAACTCTCAACGTCGAAGTCGGAGACGCCTGCCGAACCTGTTAGAGTTCGGAAGCCTGTGGTGTTGTCGAGGTCATCGCCAGCCGACAACGGAATAGGGTTTCGACCACCAGCGGAAAGGTCAACCTCGAACCATGCGTAGGTCGCGCTGTATTGTCGAGCGAGCACTTTGATTCGACCATGATCGATCAGAGAGGAGCCTGTACCGATAGCACCTGGCTGCTTGACCTGGACAAGAATGTCAAACTGTCCGTCGAGCCACCAATCGGAAGTGTCTTTGTACGCAACAAGAAGTGCGCTCTCCTGATCGATGTACTGGTGAGTCTCTGGCTCAAGCGTAGCGAGGCCAGTGTTGTAGATGTTGGCCCAGAGCATCTCGCCTGTGAGGGCCGGGTTGCCCGAGACCTGTAGTGCGTCGGTTGCTGTGCCGCCAGTGATCGTCATCGCATCACCAGCAGTAGGCGCATCGTTGAACGAGTTGCCAATCAGGTCGTCGGATGGACGAATCCAGAAGTAGCCTAGCGTGCCACCAAGATCAACGAAGTCCACGATGGTCCCGGTGTCACCATCAGTGGTCATCACAACCGTCTTGCCGATGTCGGACTGCTGTGGAGCAGTGGAGGTCCAGTCGATGTCCATTCGGACGAGGCCGACGTTGGTGCCCTCAACACGATCCCAACCAGCGGTTTGGATAGCGCCAGTGCTGATGAATTCAGCAGTGGTGTGATCGATGAACCATGGCTCATTGTCACCGGGATCGATCTTGCCAATCGTGTACTCGGTAGGAGTCTGCGCACTCATCGGAGTACCGTCATCCATCTGGTTCAATTCATCGAAGTGATCTTGCAGCGCGGAGTAGACTTGGTTCGCGGTGTAGACCGTTCCCGAACCTGTGTATTCAAGGCGCTTCTGACGATTCTCGTTGAGGTAGTAGACGGTGAAATCGCCGCCGAGGATGGTATCTGACATGAGTTGTGCTCCCTGTTATGCTGCTGCGTTGTTATCGACTTCGAGCGTGATCGTCACGTTCAAACCATCTGTGGTGATCGTCTGTGGTGATGATACCGATCTGTAGCGGGTTGCACCAGTAGAACTCTTGCGAACCTTGACAAAAACGTCAGTATCTACAGTGTATGCGTAGGCTTGGGTCGCGATTCCACCAGCTGTTGTGTCCTCGTTCATCAGCTGGGTATTGTCGGCCTTCACATATATAGCGGTCTGGGCATTTTGGATCACCACACCACCAATGTCCTTCACCGTGACAGTCAGCGTCTTGGCGTTCTCGACCACTACGCTGCCACCCCCAGTATTCTCAAATGTTGGTGTACCCCCACCATTCGTGACCTGGATAGTCACCAGCCCAGCGGAAGAGTTACGGACATCAAAGGTGTTTCCAGAGAACGTGCAAGCGTCGAAGGTGTATGTCCCTGCGACTGTGATCTCGATTGCACGATCACAGTTGGAGAAGAACCCGCCTGTGATGTTGGCCATCTCAGCAACGCTCTCAACCTTCAATTGAATCAGATCCGTACCGCCCAGGAAGTTACAATCAGTCAGTACCGCAAGGTTCGCCTCAACGGTTCCTGAGTCAACGAACGCACAGTCCTGCATCGTGACTTCGCTATCGAGAATCGCTGTTCGGCACCGAAGAAACTTGCAGGCATACGCATTGAAATCAGAGCTGGCGTTTTGCAAGTCTATTGTGAGTGCCCACTCGGTAGTGCCCCCTGCATTGAAATCAATTCCTGCCGACGTTACACCGGATGCGATAGCCCCCCATGTACAGTTGGTCTGCGCCGTACCGGCATTGTCCTCGACAATGATCTCGTAGAACGTGGCGGCCACAGGAGCATTCTCAAAGTTGATGGCCTGTGAGGTGTCCTCGAAAGTTGTGATAGCTGAACCTGTCGCATACCCAATGTAGATCTTACCTTGTACATAGTAGGCAGGGTCGATGAATCGGATCACGCCATATTTGTTTGCCTTGGTACCTTCGTCTGCGTCTGCAATGTCTGAGAACACGGCGGGTAGTGGAACAGTTGCGTCTGTGACCCTAAGTCCAAACCCAACAGAGATTTGATCCACAAGACCATTGTTGAAGTTACCCATGATGGTTGAGATGGTCTTGACACGACCCCCATACTCATCAACGTCATCAAGCTGCGCAGGGTTTCCACCCGTTGTCCACGTACCTGCGACAATCGCATCGAAGTCTGATGCCGGATCCACAACAAAAGACTTCCAACCCCCTTTGTAGGGGTCGCCAACAACAGTGCCGTCGCCGCCGACGTACCACACACCCTGGTCAGTGCCGTTGCCCATTAGCATCCCGATGCCGCCGTTGGTCAGCGTGTCGAGAGTAGGTGTGAGGCAGTTGACCCAGGCGAACATGTGCTCCCCTTCCTCTGCACCGCCTGAGCTATAGTCCTGGACTCCTGCCCCAGAGCTGTCATATAAAAAGTCCACCGTCGCGTTGGCAACCTTCGCCCCAATACAACCTGTGTTCTGTACCTCGGAGTCGGTATCGAGTGATCCACCAGACCAGTTGGTGGCAGAGTCAGCACTGGAGATCACACCAGTGCCAACGAATGTTACGGCTACTACAGCCATCTACTGCAGACCTCTCCATCGGAACGCATCGAACATGACGATGGACGCGACGTGCGTACCATGCAGTGCGCCACTGCCTAGTTGGGGCATGGTAGCCCACTGCTTGTCGTCGCCTTTGGTCGGGGCAGGAGCCCACCCGGCTGCTGGTCCAAACATGTACCAGCACTCAGCTTTTGGGTGTGGCTGCTTCCCAATGATCCTTGGGGTACACCCAGGGGGGATGCGGTGTGGAAGATCAAACCAGAGTACACGGTCAGTTGTGGTCTCTAGGAACTCCTCGACGGACTTGAACTCGCGCCAGTCGAACGCCGAATCCCCAACTGTGATCTTCTCACCAGTGAGGTTGATGACCACGAGCTTGTCGAAACCGAATGCCTTGCAGGCGTACCTGTAGGCATCCAGATCGATCTGGCGACCCGACCAAACGTCGATGTCGTTGCGCTCGAAGTGTATGGCCAGACCTGGCACGAAAAGCTCCTTGATTGTAGAGGCTCTGAAATCGCTTCTGCCAGCCCCCTGGTTGTGGGGTGAATGTAGCACGGGGCACCCCGTGAAGGATGCCCCGGTGTTGATAGTTACTGGCTTCGAGATCCGCCGCCGATGACCTGTGGGATCTCGACGGTGGCGTTGGTGGCGATGGAAAGAGCTGCACTATCAGCCCCTCCGTCAGTCACGGTGCTTAGGAAGCTTGGGATGGCCACGCCACCGAATGAAAAGGCTGCTGTAACAGTGTGATCCCCGAGAGTATCCGTAGTCTCAGCTACAGTGAGCACGTTGCCACCGAATGCTGCACCAGCGATGTCAGCGTGAAGGTTCAGAAGAACCACCATGGCCGCGAATACGTCGGCATAACTCTCTGCGGCGGCAGCTGTGTGCTTGAATGCAGCCGTGGTGTCAGGGCCAGCGATAAGAATGTCGAGGACGAAGTTCCGAGTGATGCCCTGTGCATCAACTACTGGAGTGAGATCAGTACCAACTGCGATCTCGGTTGCAGTTGCACCCGACCATGCGCCGTCGCCGTCGTTCTGCCCACCGGCAGCTGCGATAGCGTCGGGGCCATCTTCTGCAAAGACGCACATGACGTTGAAGCCATTTTTCAATGTGGCTCCGGTTGGGTCGGTAAGTTCTACTCTATATGCTGGCATCGTATGATCCTTGTTGGTGTGTTGGTGTCGTTACGCTGATCGTCTACTACGATGCAGACAGGTGAGAGATGGTTGGGTTGATGACGCTGTACACTTGCTCCAGCGTTGCTCCAGCAATGCCTCCATCAGTGGTTGCTCCAGAGAAGCTCACGATGGTCGTACCACCGTAGGTAACTGTTGGTGCGACGATGGCGTCACCGATGTTGTCACCGATGTCGGAGAGCGTGAGCGTTGGAGATGCCCAGGCGGCTCCTGCGATTGCTGCGTCAGCGTTGAGGAGAATAACCATGGCTGCCATGACAGCATCGAGGTCTTCGCCAGCGACAGCTGTGTGGGTGTACGTTCCGACGTGCGCGCCTGTGACCACAAGAGTGAAGACGTAGCTGTTCGTCTGACCTGTGTCGGGATTGACGACTGGAGAAAGATCAGTACCGACAGTCAGCTCAGTGATCGTGGCATTTGCCCAGAGCGCATCGTCCTGGGCGATCTGGTGCCCAGCGACGAGTGCTGCTGCGTCGGTGGCGTCCACTGCTTCTACAAGCAGGACGTTCGTACCGTTCTTGAGGGATAGCCCTGGAAGGCCGGATGGAAGTTCTGCTTTGTAGGTTGGCATGTGATTGGGTCCTATTGTCGGTTCGCTGTGGTGTTGCGGTCAATACCTAATGGCATTCCATGATCGCTGTTTTCGTCGCCTTGAATCTCGGTCTTAGGTGGACCCAATGAAGTCTGGTCGTTACCCGTGCTTGCTCCGGTTTGATTTGGAACTTTTTGAACTTGAAGTCTGCTGACTGCCCCGTCCTTCGGTAGACGATTGATCTTCCACTGTGCCATTGAGTGCCTCTGCTTTCGCTTCTGCCACTGCTTGCCTCTCTTGAGCGGCCAGTGCGGCAGCTGCTGCAGCCTCTCGCTCCTGTTGAGCCTCTTCCTGCAGTCGAGCTTCGACAGCTTCCTGAGCGCGGAGAATCTCGGCGTCTGCCTCACGATTCATCTCGTCGGCCTTCTCCTTCTTGCGGCGAGCTGCACGAATGCCTAGGAGGTCTCCCTCTCCGTCGATCTCGGCCTGCTTGGCCTCTGCGATGTGTGGAGGGTATGCACCGTAGGTTTCGAGGTATCGGCAGATGTTGCCGACAAGCTCGTCGGCACCAGTAACAATGGCCTTGCCATTCTTGAACTGCACGCCCTTGATGTTGATCGTGTTGTTGCGGTGATGGCCTACCATTTGAAGTGGGATTTGCATGTGATCTTTCTTGTGTTTGAAATTCGTTCTAGGGTCTCACGTCCAAAGCCCCCCAACGTTGGCACGAAGGGGGCTGAGAATGCTTGGGGCAGAACCTAGTTGGTGATGCCGTCAGCGCTGGCGATACCCAGCTCGCTGAAGAGTGCGAGTCCGCAGTACCACTTGACACGCCACACTCGCTCATCACGAGTAAAGTGGATGCCGACGTCTTCAACGTGGAGGCCGTTCTGGTTCGTGGCGGTGAGGCCAGCGATACCGATGGTTCGAGAACCATCATCGAACGTACCAGCTAAGATCGTGGTGCAGACAGCACCAGAGCCACCCTTGACCTGATCGACCGGGATGTAGTCGTTCACGAAGATCGGAACACCACGGTACGCTGGAACCTGGGTTCCATCAGGAAGAGTTTGAACATCACCGATGCTCGCTCCACCGAGGCCACGAAGCAGAGCTTGGTAGGCACGGAGAGTTCGTCGAGGCATCATGAAATAGTCAACTTGACCATCCTTGTCGATGGGGAGATCCATCAGCTCGTCGAGGATAGCGAAAGAGAGAGCCTCTCCGTTCGCAGCGGTGCCGACCTTCTGGGCGGCAGGGACCAGAGTGAGCAATCCAGCGAACTCGTTGTTCGCGCCAGCCACGCCGTTGATCAAGAGGTTCTGGTACTTGCGTCCAGCGCTCTTGGCCTTCGATGCGATCTGGACACCAGTTTGGTCATTCTTATCAGAACGAGTCTGTTGAATGAGCTGGTTGACTTCTGCATCACCCATGATCGTGGTGAGTGCGCTAGTGACCTGTGTGAAGGTCGCGGCGTCTTTGGCAGCTGTTCGCTCTGCCTGGTTGTTGCCAGCGGCAACGTCAGGACCAATGTCCTCGCCAGTGGCGACAGTGGCAACCGTGCCAGCGGTCAACTCACGATTGTAAGCAATCGCGTTGCCTTCAAGTCCGTCGAAAGGGACCATCTGGAAAAATTTGTCTACGGTAACAATCGACTCAATGAGCCCGATGACCATATCGTCTTGAGAGAGTTTTGCAGATTCTGCAAGGGTAACGCTGGCCATGATAGGGCCTCCTGGTTTGAATTAAAAAAGGGTTTGATCGAGTTACCGAATCGCTCGGATTGGTTGTCGATCACCAGGGTCGCCCTTGTGATCAGTGTCTTAAACCTACGCCTAGTTGTTTATAATTGTCAACCGTTTATGATGAAAAGGCCACCTCTTTCCAGAGATGGCCTTTTGATCCTGTGTGTACGTGTGGGTGTATGTACTACCCTCGGGCTCGTTTGTCCAAAGCAGCTTGGATCCGCTGCTGGCTGCTGAGCTTGGCACCTTTGGGAGCTGGGCCACCTTGAGACGACCGATTGTTCGGAGGCCCTGATCCATTATTCACGTCGGCATCGAACAACGCGGCAAAATCCTTGTTGCCCTTCATGTTCTTCACCAGCTCGGGGACAGTCATATAAGAACCAGCCCCACCCATCTTTCGATCACCATCTTCGTCCATGACGTGAGGCTCAAGTTTGCCATCAACGTCCTTCATCTCGATCTGCTCGGTGACGAATTTCAAGAGTAGTTTTGTATTTCCCTTGTGCTCATTGATCGCAGCCATGGCCACGTTGGTGACGAGGGTGTCGTACAGCTGCCCCTTGTAGCTGTCCGCTCGCTTGTTGGCGGTGTCCATCTCCACCGTGTGGGCCTTCTTCATCTCAACTCTGATCTTCTCAGGATTGACATGCCCCTCTTTCTTATCGAGAGCATCACTGAGTTCCTTGGTCTTACCGTTGAAAGCTTCGAGGATCTCGGCTGGTGTGGTCCCATACTCAGAAAGGCCGGAGAGGTCCACCTTCCCACCTTTGAGACCTTTGTTCTCTTTGCGAATGGCTACATTCGCGTTGTTGATCCCATCCCAGGCTTTTGATACCTCGACTAGCTCTGGCTTGATCACAAAGCCGTCTTCCGCTTCGTTCGCGGTGTAGAAGGTTCGTAGATTTTCGTCTACTGACTCCAGGTCGGTTACTGTTTCGTTCTGTCCAAATATGAAAGGCATCGCGTCTTCCTTATGCTGCTTGTAGCTGTTGAAGTGTTAGTTCCTGGCCTGTGTCGTCCACAAAGCCATCCAGGGTTACTTCGCCACGCCGAAACATTTCGGCCTTGGCATCCCCTAAAATTATGTTCTGGTTCGCAGGTGTCTGTGCTCGTAAGAATTCGTCAAAGGTCTCTCGTGTTGGCATCCCTTGTCCCCTAACTAGGGCGACCATTCTAGATCGTCAATTGGGGTGTGCCGGTGGTCTTGCCCCCTGTGGGGACAGGAGCGTAGCACCGTCTGGTGCTTGATTGTTGTCAAACATGACAACTTTGTTATCGCGTGATCGGCAGATCGCAGTGGTCGCGGCATCTAAGATCGCAGACCAGAGCATCCCGGCCACCTGCGGGACCCTGCCCCAAAGCTTCTCCCGCATCCACTGAGCCACATGGGCTATGGACGTGGCCACAAGCGCTCTGACGTTATTCCTGCTGAACGCGGCCACACCGTCGCGGAATTTTTGGTCCTTTGTACCTACAGTGCGGGCTACCGCAGAGTCTACTGACTCCTGCTGAGATGCCGCCAGTGCCAGCGCATCTCTGATCCTGGCAAAGTCCACAGCCTTCAGGGCCGCGAGCCATACGCCCAGGGTGGATGCGCTTGCTGCCCCAGAGCTGAACGGTTCGTTGAGCGCACCAGTCGTCTTCGGGGGCTTTGGCATCTTGGTACCGAGGTTTAGTGCGGCGACGAGCAGTGCCCACTCTTTCTCGTACTCTACAGCTCCCACGTCCCCAAGGGTCTTGTGGATGATCACCTTGGCCTTATCCATCATCTCTGATCGCTTAGCCATGATGGCTGCAATCATGGCCTTGTACTGGAAGCTGTTGGTCCCCATCTTCTCGCGGTACATGGTGCGTATGATCTTAGCGAGCTTGACGTCGTAGCTCTCAAAGAGTTCAAGCATGAGTCGCACCTCACGACGGATGTACCGCTGGAGACTAATCTCGTTGCGGATTGATCCGTCTATGATGTCGTGGTCGCTCATCTACTAGTAGAGGCCACCTGGGTCTGGCATTTGTGACGCGCTCGCCGCCAGTGCATCCTGTAGGATCTCCACATTGGACTTTTCTGGACTCATGATTAGATCGATTCCATGCAGCATCATGATGCAGCAGGCTGCGTGTAGCAACGTATGATGCCCGCTCTTGGGGTCGATCTTCTCTCCACGCTCGTAGGACTCGACGTGCCGCATGAACGCACCGATGTACCGCTTTGGGTCAGTGCATTTCTTCCAGTTGTTGTCCCCGTACTCAACAGCACCCTCAGCGAGGATCTCTGCCATACCTGATCGGAACTCTACTGGCACAAGCTCGGGGCGGTATTTTTTACCTACGTCCCCTTTTACAAACCCGTTGGTATCCGGGGTCAATTCCTTCTTCACGAACAAACTCTCTTTCTTACCCATGGTCATTGGGCGAGCGGTTTGTTGTTCGTGTCCACAAGGGTCTTCCCAGGGACGATCAATTTCTGCTCGTCCCACTCAATGATCCGCTCAGCGAGCGCTGTCATTTGGTCGGCCATTAGAGTCAACTCATCCACTGCCTGTGCGCAGTGCGCGGCAGCCTGCTTGGGCTTGAACGTGAGCATGGTCATGGTGCGCCCGAAGCCGAAGATCATGAGTGCCATGGTTTTTGACATCTCTGCACTCTCCGCTATGATCTTTGAAGCTTCTTTCTGATCTCTATTCATCGCCATCTTTATCTTTCTCCTCTTTCTTCTTATCTTCGTTCTTCTTCTTCTCTGGCTTCTCTTCTGGTGGGTCTAGGTCCTGCCCCGGAGCTGGAAGTTGCGTCTTCATCAGGTCAAGGGCTTCTTCCTCAAGCTCCTTGTCGTTGGCCTTCTCGTCAAAGTCGTCCGCGAGGATACCTCGGCGCTTGGCCTCTCGTCGCATCTGCTTGCCGCTGATGTCCCTGGCCTGTCGCATTGCTGTAAGGGCGGCTAGGTCAACTCCACTGGCGTCCTCTGGCCCAAAGTCGGTGACGATGGTGATTGTACCGCCATGGTATTTCTCGTCTACCTCCCCCTCATTCGTGGATAGGCTCATCCACTTCGCAGTGAGCGCAAGAGCGGTCTGCATGGCATCCATGAAGTTCAGTGTGATCGCCTGCAGAGGGCTCACACTCTCTTGGGAATCCATCGCACGCGCTGTGGCAGTCTGCCTATCGGGTGACTTTTTGAGGAACTCACTACCATAGGCCGCCATCTTGGCCTCTAGCGTTTCAAGGCTGTCCTGCCCGGTCTTGATCGCCTTGCCGCTGTGCTCCACATAGTAGAACTTCGACCCAACCTCTTCACTTACCAAGACGTTGAATGGGCCTATGACTGTACCATTGGTACCACTAAAGTCTTTGCCAACTTGTGGGTCGGCACTGAGTGCATCGCTCCCATCGATATTGCTTACACCACTGGCTGCAAGAATAGGGAACCTGGCAATCGTGAGAATGTTGTCCTGGTCAGACTGGCTATTCCAGTGCTTCTTGTTCAACTCGGCCAGATCTTGTAGTGGGCTTTTACCCAGGAGGAAGCCTTGGCGATCTGCGTAGAACGTCACCAAAGGGATCTCATTGATCCCCAGATCGATTGGGGGCCCATCGATTGGCCAACCATCCACAGACTCCACGTCCTTCTCTTTGTCACGTCTGTATACGGTTACAGTCACCGTATCTGCATGTCGGTCGTAGACACGAATCTTCTCCGACCAGATTTCATTGAACTCATCCTCCGGATCTCTCTCCAGTGTACGCTCGTGGATCCGCAGGTGTGTATAGACTTCTCGACCATCGATAACTTCTGATCGTGCTGCAATGATCTCATCGGGCTCTATGAGACACCAATAAGGCCGTAGATTTTGTTCACTGGCCTGCGCCTTTGAGAGAGGGCTTCCGTCCTCATTCTCTTGGACCGTGGGGGACTCGATCAAGACGTGGCAGAATGCTTTGGACACGCCACACCGGAACCAACTCCTGGCGAACGTGTCCATGTTCGTACCGAGTTGATCAATGTCATCTGATATATCAACGATCTCTTTTGGTACATCGTCGTTGAGCTTTAGTGGGTCACGGAAGGGGCGACCAACCCAGCCACCTAGTGTGATCTCAAGTTGGTTCCACAAAGTGGCCCCTGCGAGGCGCTCGGTGTATCTGTCCTCTACCTCGCCAGTGTGCTGGGTGAGGTACTCCTTGCCAGAGTTTCGCATGGTCTCGGTGCCACCGAGTAGGGCATCCATCAAGCGCCACATCGGAAGCATTCGCTGCCTCGCTGCTGATGGGTTCGCTGGTCCTTTAGATTTATCGGTGCCCATGACTATCCTTGAATCATCTTAGTACGCTTCGCCTGCTTGGCGCGGCAACGATACCTTACCTCATCAGCGATATGGTCCTCGATTTTGGTATCAACGTCATCCGGGTCCTTTTTATCTCGGGATAGGACTGGGAAGGTTCTAAGGAACTGGGTGCATAGGTCGGACACAAAGAGCCCAGGGAGTTCTCTGGGTCCATCTGTTGGGATGGCCTGCTTGAGGAGCTTGCGGCATTGCTGCCATCCTTGGATGCGGGTACCAGGTCCTTTGTCTGCCCTGAGCCATCTAACACCCTTTTTGCGCATGTCCCCCTGCACGGATTTACCGGGCTCCCACTGATCGAATATAGAGCCATCAGCAACGCCAGGACGGACGCGCCCATCAATGCCCATTTCTCTCTGTCGTTCTCGAATCCCAATTGCGATCTCAGATGACGTCATTCGAAGGCCCTTGTCGGGGGTGCCGTCCCATCCATACCATTCTTGGATGCGTATCAGGTCCCCACGGACTTGTCCAACTACCTGTCCAGATGGTAGGGTGAGAGGTTCACCGTTGCTCTGAGCCCACCAACCTACTGAAAATGGTTTGCTTTGTCCATGATCGTAGCTTCGGTCCATCATCCAACGTCGCGGGATCATTTGGGGTGTGATCCCTTGTAAGATGTGAATATTACGATCCCAAATATCGTCGAACATTCCGCCGCTGGTGATGTCCCAGGAACCATCAATCCAGGCTGCCTCCTCTGCAGGGCTGGAGCAGGAGGCTTTCAGCTTCATGATGTAGTCAGGGTCTGCATGTAGCAAGATCTTGTTTTGGTGAACAGTTCCGTGGATCGCGACCCTTGCAGGCTCCTCACCATTGTCTATGATCTTTGTTACAGAGTGTCCGGGTAGGACTGGTAGTTCATACCGGGCCTTTACCCAGTTGTGACCTGACCCATGGGGGTTGCATGTGGCTCTGATCTTCCTCGGGACCTTATTGTTAGAAGATCTGTTGGTAGACATCATCCTTTTGAAAAGGACATCGGTTGGCCAGTTTGTTAATTCTTCCCAACCTATCCACGGGAACCCGTGGCCGTGATACTTCCAGTAATCTTCTTCCTTCTCTATGAACCCAAAGATCAGTTGCTCTCCCTCCCTGAACGTCCAACAGTGCTCTGACTTGTTATACTTCGCGGTAGGGAAGATCTGCGGGAACCACTTGTTGGCCTTCGCTATGACATCCTTCAGTTCAGGGAAGGTACGTCTGAACAGTATGCCCCTCCAATCCTCTCCTAGACCTTTGCCAACATGTTGTACAAAGTCCATGAGTAGGCAGTCTGTCTTACCATTTCCTCGCGTCCCAGAAAATAAAGCCTCTGGAAGAGGGCATTGTAAGAACAATTCTTGAGGTCCTGGTTGAGGTGCCCAGACGACCGGCTTGTTCGGTTCGTTACTGTGGTACGCTCGGAGGTTGCCATCTTCGTCAACCTTCCATATGATCTCATCCGATGGGGGCTGGCTCGGCTTCTTCGACATCGATAATATTCTCTTCTTCTTCCTCACTTGGGGCAGGAAGCTCGGCGGGTTTGGTGGCCTCTAGCCACGCTTCTCTTGTCGGCGCTGCTGCTGGCAGTAGCAGCACCCCCCCATGGATGGTGGTGTCCACGGAGAGCTTCTCGCGGAACTCGGGGCTCTTGGCCTTCACCAGTGTGGTGAGAAGCGCATCACTGTAGTTGGTCTTAGTCCCACAGGGGGTTCCTTGGAAGTACACCGTCTCCTCCACACCATCGACGGCGCGGCGGTGCAGTTCCTCTTGGACAGACTCGGCGTACACGAGCAGGGACTCCTGCATGTCCGCAGCGAATTCATCATCGTGCTCACACTCAGCCCTGACTCGTACGCTGCTCGTGCCCGCCGCCCTAGCTGACTTGGCCACCAGACCTGTACGCCTCACAGACTCAAGGAACGTCTGCTTCACAGTGTCGTCGAAAATAAATTTTCTTTTTCTCTCCACGTAGCGCTCAATTTCAAACTAATTTTTGACGGATGTCAAGCCTTTAGCCGATGTGATAAGATGTCGCTACGAGCTACGATAAGTTTCGCAGGCGGCGCAGGAAGCGTGCGACACGTCCACGTTGTGGTTCTGGCAGCGGAATCCTCTCGGACTCTTCGACAAACATATTGTCGATTATTTGACGCTGGGTTGAGTCCCACCCTGGTGGTGGAGTCTGATCCTCCCTACATGTCACAGGCCATGTCTGTAGGACTTGAGTTAGTGCGAGACCGGCGTTCCTTGAACCAGGTGCTGTCGTCTCTTCCTCTTCTTCGGGCGTCAACGGTACACCCGGTGGCCTCTTCGTCCCGTTTGGAGGTTTGCGCATAGATCAGAGCATAGCAGTTTACGCGGAGGTCGCCTAATGGTAGGGCAATTGTGTGTTTCGGCTGCAATTCTCGGTGGTTCGATTCCATCCCTCCGCACCAAGGACCAATGGCGAAACGGTATCGCGCCCACCTTAATCCCGTGGGAGTCGAGGGTTCAACTCCTTCTTGGTCCGCCCCTAATGAAAAAAGAGCACTGGTGGGGGTTTAACCACGTCCCCATGGGGACCGCCCCAACTACAGGCGCTTGGCTCAAAGTGGAAATGTCGGGAGTTGCACCCGAGTCCGAAAAGCATCCAGTCAAGAAGTCTACGTGCGTATCCGGTTTGAGTCCGGCAACTAGGGCGCGTTTTACGGCACCTCCACCAGCCAGTGTTTTTGGGAGGTCGTACTGGCAGTTGACCTTGGTGGACATATTTACCTTACCACCATCGGCTTGCTCAAGGATTCTGTTCCAAGGCTCCAGGCAGCCCGTCAAGCTTACGCGGCTGCGAGAGCTTGAGGTGCGAACGTATTATCGTTTGCAATTACGAGTTGTCGATTTTTTACCTGACCATTCGACAAACCAGAGCACGCATTCTTGTCTCTTTGTCCCTCCGTCGAAACTGTTTCATTCCCTAAGAGGTTGCAGTCTAGCACACTACCAACCCCAGCCGCCAGTTGTAGTGCTCGTAGTTGTTGAGGCGTTTGTCCATGAGGTGTTCGCCGTCTGCCTAATGATCACAACTCTTCTCGCTTGTGGCTGTGGCTGCTTGATCTGCATACGAAGCTCTAGCAGGGCATCCTTCACGGCGCTCAACGCTGCGAACTTCTTTGTTGCATCGGGGTCTTTGCTGCGATCAGGGTGCATGGTGAAGGCCAGCTCTTTAAAGAGCTTTGGTACCCGCGCTTGTAGCTCCTTGAAGCGCTGCTGTGCCTCCTGGGGCGTCCTGCAGTTGTTCACCACCTGGATACCCTTTGGTCCCATGCCCAATAGCTCGGCCAGATGTTGATTGCCACCTTGCCGCAGGAACTGTATCGGATTTCTTGCCACAGCTCAGTCTAACCTAGGTAGCGCTCGGAGAGAGACCCAAACGTTGACGGCACGCTGGCAGTCGTAGCAGGTGAATCCGATGAGCTTTGTGACCACGTCCCGCAGGTAGAGGGCTCCGCAGGGGCACCTGCTCGTGGGGGTGTCCTTGGTGGTGTTTTCTTTGGTAGCGCAGCCGCAGGTTGTGGTGGGCTTCTTGACGTGGTGCTTATGTGCACCAGGCGTTCGTACTGACACGGCGCTCATGAGGTGAGGAACTCCGTGATCTCTTCCCAGGCGTCCTGGGACTTGATCATGTTCTGTGCCCGGAGCGTGCATAGGTCGGCTTGTGGCTCGTTGTATGGGTAGGCGATAGTTACAACCTCTTTGCCCAGCGCATGGAACTGTTGGATGGTCTCGGGCTTGTCGTCAATGATCATGTCCACAGATGGGGCGAGCCAATCCTTCTTGTGCGTGAGCGTCAGGTCCTTTGCTTTGGTATTTAGATAGCGCTGGCACCATGAGTGCTTAGCCCGAGCACTGTCTGGGTTGTAGTATGGGCTGCTGCAGATCAGGTTCTCGTGCCCATACTTCTGGCTGGCATTGAACGCCCCGATGGCACCAGCCATTGGAGGGGCACTATCGAAGAACCCGGCCCTGGCGGGAATGCTGTAGATAGCCTTTCCGATCTTTACGTGGTCGTGCATCTCCCAGGTGGTCACGTCCTTCATGCGTACGTCATCATTATGCTCTGAGTTGTAGACGTCGAGCCAGTGCTTGAGCAGGTTCACCAAAATCCCGTCCATATCCCATAAAATGCGTTTCTTTTCGCTCATCGGACGGCCTCCAAGACCATCTCGTCGCCTTGCCATTGGACATTGGCCTGGGTCCAACGGTGTTTGCACCGCAGACATTTGAATCGGACCTTGCCTGCCTGGTCCTTGGTGGCCATGCGCCACTCGACTGGTAGTACCTCCAGTCCTGTGTTCTTGTATGGTGTTCCTTGGCATTTGCAAGGGGAGCAGGCTGCATCGAACGCTTTGATCACTCTTTTGGTTATCACTATCTGTAGTCGTCCTCTATTGTCATATCTGATCGTTTGAATTGCCTTAATGCGATGCGGATCAGTTTCGAGCGGTTCATACCCGAAATGCCTTCACTCTTCAGTTGCTCAACCACCTTTTCCACCATCTCGATATCTTCCAGGTACATTGAGATGCAGACTGTCTTGTGTCGTTTGATGTTAGGTGTCCCCATTGGCCTATAGGTTATATATCTTGATCGTCCGTGCAGGTCAATGCTGGGCGTCCTTTGGAGTCGGTGTGAAGAGGGCTGCCAACTCTGCTCTGACGACACTCTCGTCGCTACCATCGTAGTCGGGGTTGGTACGGCGGCTGTGCAGGACGTAGAGGAACTCCATGTAGTGGATGATGTCAATTTCGTTCACCTCACAGAGCAGGCTGGTGGCTGTCTGCATTGAGATGACAATATCACCCTGATCTAGCCCATGCTCTGCGCATTTGTAGATGAGTCGCCCAATCTGGGTTACGGCGGTGTTCATCTTCTCGTGGCGTTCTTTGTTGCTCATTGATGTCATTTTATTTCCTCGATTCTGGTGTATAGGTCGGCTTCTGGATCCCACTGATGCACCACAATAGGCAAGGGGAGTCGCTTCTTTGAGGGCGGGCCTGAGTCTTGGTTCGCCCAGAGGGCGATGTCGCGCTGGATCACGTCGCTCTTGGCCTCTGTGGCTATGATCGCAATGACCTGCTGGGCCATTGCGAAACGGTGATGCCGATAGTGGGCCTTGTGAACCTTCACGAGGGTCTTGTAGGCTTCGCCCAGCGTGCAGTGGGAGCCTAGTATCCTTGCGTAGAACTTGGTGCTGGATTTGACTGCGTAGCGTCTTGTGTTGGTGTGGTTCATTCTACTCATAGCGGGAAACTGAGGAGTGTAGCGGGTAAGCTCGGTCCTCGGGGGTACGTTATTCGATCACTTTGGGCCGAGCTTGTTGGTGCTTGCCACCCTGTGATCTCTAGGGGACTCGGAGGGGTCGAACAGTCATGAAGGCCCAAATGGCCCGGCGTCGATCATCCGGTGCGGGCGCTGCAGTTGTGGTTGGAGGGGCGAGTCGTTGTATGGGTGGGAGAATACCTGAGTGGCCTTTGCTTGGGATTAGGCTTAGGAGATTGATGAAGGAGCGTAGCTCATCATCTAGTGCATTGGCTATTTGCAGCATGGCACGGAGCTTCTCTACAGGGGCGGCGCAGTTGCAGCTGGCTCCTCCCAGGCACCATGGACCGGGGCATTGTATGGTGTCAGTGGTGGTGGTGGTTGTGTCTGGGCCTACCATGCTCGGATGTACTTCACGAGCTTCTTACACTCGTCAAACCAGGACTCCGTGTCGGCCACCTTATGACAGTGCTGGCACACGGCGGTTGTGGGTGTGGTCTGCTTTACGAAGAGGTGGCGGCAGGGGGTGGTCACTAAAACTCGATCTCGGTCAGGTTGAGGAGGGTGGCATCGACGGCGAAGTAGCCATTGCGCTCACGCATTTGCTTTGGGGTGATTATCTTGTTCTTGAGATCTTGCTCGTCCTGTCTGCGTTGGAGTTGCTTTTCGTCGAATCGCTTTGACCCAGTGTGGTGCAGACCGTTCATGGGGCAGTCGGGGTGGAGGCAAGTTATCATTGGGATGGGGATCATCGGTGTAACCCACAGCCTGGGCAATGATCGCCGTAGGTGTCAAGGCATCTGTGGCACATGATTATTCCGCAGGGTCGGCATTCGTGGAGCTTGGTCTTGTCATCGGTTTCGCATAGGGAGCATTCGGGGGGCTCGTCGTCGGCGCACTCGCCACAGAGGGATTCGCCCAGGGTATTGGTATAGTCGTAGACAACCACATCGTCTTCTTCGGAGGCGCCGCAACCGTCGCAGGACGTATTGGCTATTGGGACTGGGCGGGGCATTATGAGGGCTCGTTGTACTCTCGTTGTTCGCACTCGCCGGTCAGGGCAAGCATGTGCAGATCACTTACCTGCCACCAGTTGCAATTGTGGGGGCGTTGTCCCTTGTAGTCGTACCCAGCGATTTGCTTGACCTGCTCTCGGAAGCCTTTCTCTTGGGCCTCCTCAATCAGAGCTGTCTCCATGGGTGATTTATGGTTGGTCATTATTTATCTGTTTGTAGTAGGGCCAGGGCTTCTTTGACAAGGTGTACGTGGCAGTCACACTCCGCATCTTCCCGATTTGGATCTCTCTGCACTGGGAGTTTCCGTCGCTCGGCGTAGTAGAGGGGGCTGTTTACAGCCCAGCACTGCTCTTTGTCATGGCCATCATCGATCACTTCTTCGAGAAGTTCGAGGACTTTTGAGGGTGGGGCTGATTTCATGGGAGGTCCTCCGTGAGCGCGTTGGCGATGCAGGGTAGGCAGAGGTAGATGGTATCCCCGATGTTCCAACCACCCGCATCTTGGCAGGTCTGTATCTCAAGCATTGGTGCTTGAAGCTTTTCGCAGTTGCTACATACCTCGTGACGGGCGTCGTTCTTTTTTAGGCTGTCTATCATGGTAGGAATTGTAGCCTCTCAGGTTGAGAGTAGTGGGTTTGTTGACGAATGTCAAGCGTTGTCGCGGAGGAACTTCCTGAGCCTATTGTGCAGCTCGCTGTCACTCATGTAGAAAAGCCCGTTGTTTGTGGTTGCCACGTTTTCTAGGATCTGCCCAATGCGGATTGAGGGGTGCTGGGCGGCTATGTCCGCGAGGGTTTCGAGGAGTGTAAGGTCTCTTGGGAGGCTTGTGTCGGATGCTTTTATGCACGGATCACATAGTGCGGCGTAGCCTGGGGCTTTTTTGGCGGCTGGTTGCCCGCACTGAAAGCAGGCTTTGGGGTTCGTTGGGTCTTTTGGGGTTTCGATCATTGGTCCTTGAAGTTCTTACGTTGCAGTTTCTGTAGGTAGTCGAGACCGCTGTAGCTGACCTTATCAATGAAGAAGAAGATTCCAAAATACTCCAACAGGTTTACACAATCTGTCATCAGGAGGGTTATAGAGACCACAAAACAAACTACATAGACCCCAACTAATAGGCCTGCTAGTCGGGTGTATCGGTCACCCGGCATTGTCGCTCTCCGGCCACTCAGCTTGGTACTCGGCCTCGGTTAGTTGTCTGCGGTGGTTGCAGTCGATGCAGGCGGTTACTGCGTAGAGGATATCGGTTCTGCGGACTGCGAGCATGTTCTGGGATTGGCAATTTTCGCAGGGTGGGAGGGTTGGGGAGATGGCTTGTTTGATGTCGGCGGCGGTGTAGACTTGGTTTTGGGCGTCTATGATCTTATCTTGGCCCTGGTGGGTGTTACAACCTTCACAGTACAGGCGATATAGGAGGTCTGTCTCAGACAGATACAACTGATCTTGCCGGTCGCAGTCTCCCTGTCTACAGGGAATCTGGATATAAGTTTTGTTGTCGCGTCTTACTCGTTCTGGGCTCATTGGGCGTTCCAGGTCTCTCTGCGTTCGCAGGCGGTGGTGAATATGTTGTCGATTAGGTCTGCGTGGGTCTGGGTTGCCCGTTCACTGTCGAAGTCCTGGGTGGCGTCGTTGAAGGCTTTTAAGCAGTTTGTGAGGTATCTGGCCAAAATGAAGTCTGGGGTGTCTGATCCGTTCTCTAGGCAGTGGTGGTTGATCAGATTTGTGAGGTCTTTCTCGAATTTTTCCATTTGGCCTTGTTTGTCGCAATCGATATTCGCGGCCTTGGAGATTACTCCTTGTAGGAGCTTCTCGGATTCATTTTCCATTTGGGGAGTGTACCTTGGGGCTTGTTGGGTGTCAAGCGTGGTTTTGGAGGGTATTTTTTGATTTTTGTCAAATTTTTGTTGGGTTTTGGGGGTGTTTTTTGTATTTGACGGCTGTCAAGCGACTCTAAATCTCAAAACGCTGCGTGATCGTGATCAACGGGTCTTGTGGAGCCTCAGCGCCACGGGGGCATGGCCCCTTGGTGCGTGGGCGACAGCCACCCCGTGGGGGAGCCGAGGCACGAGGCGACGGAATTTTTTTGGGTTGGTCTCGTCGTGCTCGATGCATGGGCCAGCGAAGAGAAGCCACTCGCCGCCGTGCCATGGGCCAGCATGATCACGGCTGGTCGCCGCCGTGCCATGGGCCAGCGAAGAGAGGCCACTCGCCGCCGTGCCATGGGCCAGCATGATCACGGCTG